AAACTTTTCTTTTTCAGTCATATTAATTACTTTTTAAACATACTTTTAAAAGGATTAAGACCAGAGAAAACATCACCAAGATAATCAGAGAATCGAAGAACAGCACCACGTGCACTATTCTCATTAAATAGTACATTACGCTGAGTTCCACGAGAAGCATCGGAAGAAGAAGAAGCAACCTTATTACTAAGCAAATCAACAGAGAATCTCTGCAAAGCATCTTTATACTTATTATCTATTTTAATACCTGTTGCCTCTTCAGCTGTTTTAATAGCTTGAGAAACAAGATTATGAATTTGTGCAGCACCAACAGCGGAATTAGTGTTAGCATTCTGCTTATCAATAGCTATCTGTGCATCACGTTGGCGAACACCTGCCTGCGTTGCAAATGATTCAGCGAGGGTTTTAGAGAGTTGAGCAACAAACATACGTTCACCGTACTTTGATTGAATACCTAAGTTAATGTTCTTGAGAGCGTTCTCAAGACGTGCGGACTGTGTGATAACGTCTAATTGCTCGTTGGTCTTTTCAGCATTCAAGACAGATAAGTCAGATAACTTTATGTAATTACCTAATGTATCATTTTTCAACTTAAAATCTAAGCCGAGTAAAGAACCTTGTTGATACAGGTTATTAGTTTCTGCACTCATTTTATTTAATTGCGCACCATTAAGGCGGTCAACCCAACCTGCCTCTGCACGATTCTTTTGAGCCTGAGACAATGCAAGTTCATTTTGTGCGTACTGACTGATAACATTACCAATCTGACTGAATGAATCTTTGAAAGCATCTACAGGCATTACCTGTGCAGTATGAAGTGGTAAAGGCTGTGCAGATTGTAACGCAGATTGTGCATTACCTGATTGCACATTACCAGCAGCAATGTAAGGGTTAATACCTGCATCTTGATAACGTTGCATCTGAGCAGCAGGGGTGTTGTACTGTTGCATCTGATTATACATACGTTCATTGAACGCATTTTGTTCTTGGAACATCTGATACTGCATTTGGTTTGTCTCACGTGCTATTTGAAGATTAGTACGGTTAGCACTTGACTGAGCACCAGAACCAAACAAACCACCTAACAAAGAAGATGCACCACTAATTAATGCACTACCTAATAAAGGGTCCATAATAATAAATTTTAATGATTAAACGTAAAAGTCCCTACATTATTGCAGGGACTAATAAAAAAACTACTCAGCAGGCGCAGGGTCAGCAGGCACAGGGTCTACAGGCGCAGGGTCTACAGGTTCAGGGTCTGAATCGATATCACGGAGTTGGTCAACAAATTCACGATACCTTTCCATTTCTACTGGGTCAGACATATAACGAGAGGGGAGGAGCGACAAAATATCCTCATCTGATAAGTCAGCAGGAGAAGATACACCTTTCAACTTTGCAAGCTGAGACATAATAAGCTGCTTTTCAGAATCTGAAACATCATTGTTAAACAAACGAGAAAGCATAGAATCACGATGACCTGTTAAAGGATTAATAGGGCAAAGTGTCTCATAAACATGCCTGTCGTCAGAGATAACTGATTGTGTCGATACACCACAAACAACGTCAGGAATCTCACCGATATTGTAACAATCAGCAGGCATTAAGTTTAAATATCTATCATTATAACTCATAACATAAAGTTTTAAAGTGAGGCAAGACCGTGAACAGACATAGGACGTACAGCCTTAACATCAAAGAATGAATTAATATAGAAATGGTCACCAGCAACAGCAGTAACAAGGAATATAGGATTAACGATATTCGGATTAACGTAGAACTGAGCAGAACTCAAACCACTTGCGTAACCACCTGCAGGGATATCAGACTTCTTACTAACATAGCGGTCAAAACGTAAGTCAAAACGTGGGGTTGTCCAATAACGCAGAGAACCTGAAGTTTCAAAGTCACCAAACACAACATCTCGTGCTGTCTTATACTCATTGTAACGAGTTTGCCAACCTAATAACAGGTTATTAAGTTCATTGGCAGCAGTTGGAGCAATGTTTGAACCTTTATGGTCTAATACCGTAGGTGTCTTAGTAGGATCGACAGCAGTCAATAACAAGTCAGAAGACAAAACAGGCTGATAACCAAGGTCAGCAAATTCAGGCTGATAGAAGTCTTCACGCTTAAACTTCTTATTGAATGGGTCGAGATAAGACGCATTATATTCAACCTGTGGAGCAGCTGAATATATACACATAATAATACCATGCTCCTTAACATCAAACGAAATCTTACCTGAATTAAGACTACCAAGTCCCTTACCTGCAAGGTCACCAAGCTGTTTACCGTTAGAGTTATTAGTGTCAGCAGTTGCAACAACTTCACTAATAGGGATTGAATTGTCAAAGCCACCAAGGAAACGAGCATCACTCGCACGACTTTCAGGAACCTTGAAACCAAAGTGTGCCTCAATCTGTGAACTATAGTCAAGACCATTTGCACGACGTGTAGCCTCTAACATCTTATCAAGAGCAAAGGCAGCACGCAAATCATTAACAGAGAAAGTTAGATTTGAAGTACTTTTAGTAGCAACACCAACAGAACCAGGGTTACGCTCTGGTTTGAAGTTAGAAGAACCATTAACATAATCAGGCAGATTAAAGATACCTTTATCATAGTTCGGAGTTGGTTTCATAGACGTAAGCCAATCTTTAGGATAAGGACGATAACGCATCTGACAAAACGACTGAACAACAGACTTATCAATGATAGAATTAGAATCATCTGCATAGTCATCAATATTAAACGAACGAACATCTGCAGGGGTCCAATCCTGATTGCGGTAGAAGTCGTTAAAAATCTTCTGATAAGCTAACAAACGGAATGGAGACACCATAACATTACCTTTGTGTGCAGCATCTGTAAGGAACGTAGAACCTAAGTTGTTACTATTAGAGAAATAAGACTTATAGTCATAGAACTTACCTTTTTCAGTAACACCATAGTTCAAAAGGTTCAACAACTTAAAAGCACCATCTTTGAAAGGGAATGCCTGAGAATCAAACGTATTCTTCATAGCATCACTTTTCAAGTGAGTTACAAAAGTATTCAAGTCAAACATAGGAGTAGAACTACATACGTAGTTATAATCTACATTATTGTTTTTCTTGATACCATTCAAAGCAGATACAGGGTTACTCGTACCAACGATGAATTGATCGAACCATTGCCACAGCGACTTATAAGAAACAAAGAAAAAGTGGTAATACTCTTTCATACGTGCGAATGCAGCCGTATTGAGGTTAGTTGTACGAACAATGTCCTGAACACTAATTTGGAAATGTTCAGAGGGGTTGCACTCCCAACAACCAACAGGGAGTAACTGACCAGCTTTTGCAGAGAAGATTCTGCGTGAACTCAAATCAAAGCCATTGCGAGCAAGCTTTGGTTTAGGGGACGGAATTTTGAATAACGACATAGTTAAAAATTTAATTGAAAATTTGTGAGTTTAATAACTCGTTAAGTTCTTTATTTTTCAAAGAATCATTATGAATCTTTGTATAACGTGCAATATTATCTTTGTAAAACTGAGAATGCTTTTGACCCATTAACTGAATCAAATCAAAGTTCATAAATCCATCTGGGTTATATAGCATAAAATCGTGGATGCCATAAGTTAGCATTACATCTTTCCAAGGCGAATCATTAAACAAACCTTTCGTACGTGGAAGATAAGAGAACAGTTGTAAATCAAAATCAACAAGATGATGCAAAGGCATGTCAAGTTGATTGATATACGCTTCTTGATACTCGTATTGTGTGCGAAGTAAATACATATCCTTTCGATAATAGTAATCTTCTAACAACGATACAAATATCTCGGGTGTCATATGATAACGTTTACACCAATCCAAACACACTAAAGTAGCATGAATATCAGTAGTAGGGTAGCAACCAGCTTTGAACTCAAAAGGTAACAAACAATTATAGTCTATACCTCTTTGATCATAATCGTACGCAGTTGCATATACTCGTATTCTTTCAGAATGAGATAACGTGCGGTATCCTCGACACTTTGGCAAGAGCCTATTTTCAAGATTACGGGCAGTTGGAACAAATTCAATTGCGCCTGTATTTTTGTTGAGCAAATTTTGTCCATAAGTTCCGTCAAGGACATTTTCGCGTAACGCTTCTTCATCAGACGAACAATACCCGATATAAGGGTGTTTGCTTGCCAAGTGAAATGTAGAGGTAAATTCAGTTCGTAGAAACGAAGGTAAACGAGTATCGCCGTTAACATATTTCGCAACGTACTGTGCAGCGGAGTTGTTGACGAGTGAGAAGTTCGTATTGCCGTTCTGCCATGTTTCACATATAAGCCGACCAATGTGTCGTTGTAACTCTTCCGAGTCGTACCATAATATGGCATGATAATGCGGACGGAACGTTCGAGGTCCATACTCTGAAGCGATAAAATATCTAAGTCTGAATTCATCGGTTTTGTTTTTATTTAATTGATAATCAATAGCGGAGCGAAGACGTTTAAACCAATCCTGTACATCTTTTTTACAAGGATAAGCAAAGCAAACTTCATCTTCCATTTTCTGAGGAGGTAAAGAACGGCACACAGAATCAGATAAAAATTTACCTGATTCCGAAATTCTGTTAGAATACCAAACTGAATGCGTACCGTCTTTCATTATGAGAGGTTGAAATAAGGGGATATGGTCATTGTCATATGTCAGTGTAACAAACAAAGAGTAACGATGTTGTTTACATTCGTTCTCAATACGTCTGGACCACGTAGAAGAATAAGTATCACGACAGCGGAAACACTTTCTACAAGGTACGTACAAGGTTTCATCAGTATATTTATTATATATACGCTTAGGACTAAGACAACTGTTTATATTACCAAGTACGGACATTTTAATGAATTGTATCAGATACTACATGAGAAGAACGACACTTACCAGCTACACCATGATAGTGAAACTTTTCTGCATCGAAAGAGGTCACACAGCTTTGGAAGTACAAAGCAACTGAAACAAGGATAAAACCACCAATAGACACTTTAAAAAGGACAGGTGGAAGATTCTTGAGGAAAGGGATAATTTTTTTCATAAAAATATTGTTTAAAGATTTGCCAATCATCATTTTGATGATTTTTTATACGTAAATAATAGTTATATCTTTCTGTCGAGTTAACACAGTCAACGCACATAAAGTTATTACAACCTATAATGTCACGATAAGGACAATTAGCATAACGGAAATCAGCGGTTTTATACTTATCCACAGAAGTTAGTTGCAATGAAGTCAACAGCAGAGACAAAAGAACGAAAAGCAACATAATTATCTCCTAAGTGCTCATCGTGGTTTTCATCACGCCAGCGAACAATGAATGTATGTGCACCGTCACGAGGGTTAATGTAATGCTGAATTGTAACAGACATGATTAAAGTGTGACGTGTTGTCTGAAACAGCATCGGTTTACGTTGATTAAACATTG